CCGCAGATCCGAGATAGATGCATGGCAACTCGGCGAAAGGATCCCCACCAGAGCGGAGACCGACTCCAAGGCAGCCACCTATATCGTGACAAAGAGAATGAAAAAAGCAAGATAACCCTCAAATACCCCAGGACAATGAAAATACTAAAATCTATCATACGGTTGATGATACTCCTCTCCCTATCCACAAGTGTACTCATAACAATCTTTATAGCAGATCCTAATCCTATCGGGCCGTCTACCTTCGGCCTGTGGGTGCTCTCCCTGCTCGGCTCCAAACTGATCGCCGTGCTCTCGGCTGTCGCCCTCGTCCTCCTCTACAACGTATGGGCACGACGCGACCCCTGGCTGATGCGCTTCGAGCGGTGGTGCCGCCGTGCAGAGGAGACACCCGACTATTATTCGTGATGGCAATTCCTATTTCACACTTTAAAGGTTCATATAAATGGAAAATTTGCAACCCCTCCCGTCGTGATGACGTGAGGGTGTACGCCCGGTAGCTCAGCGGTAGAGCGGCATGGAATCCGGATCATCCGGACAACTCATGCGGTCGGCGGTTCGACCCCGCCCCGGGTGCCCAAAAGGACTTCGTCCTGCTCTTGATTGATTCCGGTGGCACTGCCGTCACGGTGGTGCCGCCATTTTCCAATCAATGCAGACGATTCCGATAATATCAACCTCTAAAAATAATCAATCATGAGTGCAAACAGATTCGCCGACACTCTCGGCAAGCTCCAGCAGATGAAACCGTGGGACGTACCCCTCGATCCCAACGTGACAAACCACATCGTCACCCTCTACAACTCCATCCACGGAGAGGGCGGCGAATGTTTCGCCGAACGTGAGTCACGCTACATCAACCGCATGATCGTCGACGACAAGAACAAATGGAACGTCACCTCCCTCTCCGTATTTCTCGCATTCGTCGACCTCGCCGTCAAGGATCTCACCCTCGAACCCGGCGCACAGGCAGTATGCTATCTCCTCCACCGTGGCACGCCGATAACCGTCCCCGATGCCTCCGGCAAGCTCTCCGAGGTCTGGGAAAACCGCGTCTACATCTCAATCACCGGATACGGCGAGATACTCCTCCGCCAGCGTGCCGGACAAATACGCCACTGCGACACCCCAACCGTCGTTTACGAAGGCGACGAGTTCTCCTATCGCGAGCGCGATGGCCGCAAGTATGTCTCCTACGGCCTCAACCTCTCCCACAACGTGGCGAATCCCATAGCCTGCTTCATGAAGATAACCCGTATCGATGCCTCCGTCGATTATGCAATCATCCTTCCAGAAGCATGGGCACGCCTCGCGAAATACTCCGGCAAGAACAACAAGGGGAAGGTCAACGCCCTTTACACCTCCGGCGAGGGCAACACCATCGATCCCGGCTTCCTCATCGCAAAATGCGTCAAGCACGCATTCAAGAGCTACCCCAAGCTCCCCATCGGAAAAGGGATGGTCATGGAGGCAGACATGCCGGAAGAGGAGGAGCAGATGCCCGACTATTACAATCTCGGTGCCACTCCTGAATCTACTGAACCTGCCGGATCCAAGAAAACCCCCGAATCATTCGCCGAGCCTGCCGACTGCACAGGCGGCGTGACGGTGGATCCCGCAGCCGATAACGCCGACGGTGAAGACGACGGGACATGGTAAAATCCTTAAAATAATATCAGTCATGAGCAACAACGAAATCCAGAGACAGACCCCGGCAACCACGGCAATCGCATCATCAGCCGACAATGTTGCCGCAATCGTGAGCGACGCTCCGAAACACTACCTTAAGAACCGCACATCCCACGACAACTGCCTTGCGGCATGCGGCTCGCTCCTCGATGCCATCCGCCAGACCGGAATGACCGACGAGCTTGACAAGAAGGCAGCTACCTACATTGAGCGTACACGGCGCACCGTCCGCGCAATGTCCGACCTCCGCTCCCCGGTCACGAAGATGTTTGACCGGATCCGCAGCGAGTTCACCACCCTTGAGAACGACATCGACCCCACAAAGGCGGGCACCATCCCTTACCAGCTCCAGCAGCTTCGCAACCAGTATGCCGCGCGTAAGCGCGAGGAAGAGGAGGCACGCCGCCGCGCTGAGGAGGCCAGACGTCAGGCACAGGCAGCACGCGACCGCTACCGTACCGACTGTGAGGAAAACTACAAGACATTGTTCAATAATCATGTAGTCTCGCAGTTAAACGCACTTACCCGATTGGTCGATAGTGTCACACTCGACAACTATCAGACAATCTACGACACCATATCTGGCATCTCAACCTCACTCTCCGATGATTGGCTGCCGACTCTCTCTGTCCGTATGCCCCTCAATCTCACCCCAGATGAGTCACGCGCTATAAGCAATGAGGTGCTCAGTCGTCTGCGTAGTCAGCAGTTCGTGGAGCAATATTGCACCGAGATAGCTGACTACCGTCAGGAGATCCTTGACCGTCTCCCCTCAAGGAAAGCGGAGCTGGAACGTGTCGCGCGTGCGTCGGCGGAGGAGGCGCGCCGCATACAGGAGGAGATGCGTCTCCGGGAGGAGGCCGAACGCGCACGAAAGGAAGCCGAGCGTGCCGCCCGTGAGGAGGAGGAGGCACGCCGTCGCGCGGCTGAAAAGGTTGCAGCCGAAGCCGGATCCCTCTTCGCCGAGGAAGCGACCCGCGTTTCCTACACCCCGAAGGCTAAGGTCTCGAAGAAAATCCGCATCACCGACCCAAAGGGCTACCTTCAGGTGCTCATGATGTGGTGGACTAAGGAGGGGAGCACTCTTCCCGATGCCGAGCTTGCCAAGATATTCCGCAAGCAGATCACGTTCTGCGAGCGTCTTGCAAATAAGGAAGGGGAATGCATTGTTGATCCGAGCATCATATATGTTGACGAAGTGAAGGCACAGTGACCATGAACACGAATCCCGATACATACTACCAGCGCAGTGAGGTCTCCAACTCCGACCTCACCGCGCTCAAGGAGTTGCTCTACCCCCGGCAACAGTTCGGCGACAGGGAGAAGGCATTCCGTTTCGGCTCGCTCGTCGATGCCATCATCACAGAGCCGGAGCGTGTCAACTACTACCGCCTCACCGTTGACAACGTGACCTACACCGAGGAGGAGTTCTACCACGCACGCGAGATGTATCGCTCATTGCGTGCCGAGGCACGCTCCGACCGATTCCTACGCCATGTGCTCGACCACGCATCCACACAGCGTTTCATGGTCAACGACGCCCAGCACTTCGAATACTGCGGGTTCCCATTCTTCCTCCCCACGCGATGCAAATGGGACTGGTGGCTCGACGATGCCCGTTTCGGCGGCGATCTCAAATCAACCTTCGCATCATCCCAGAAGGAATTTGAGGAGGCGGTCGACTTCTTCGACTGGGACCGTTCCCGTGCATGGTACATGGACGTGGCCCGTAGCAATCAGGACTTCATATATGCCATCAGCAAGAAAAATTGCCGGGTATTCAAGAAATTCATCCGTCGCGATGATCCCGTCTACACACGCGGACGCGACAAATACGAGCATCTCGCATTCATGTGGTGGTGCCTAAACTTATCTCATGGAAAAGACAACACTGCGTCATAATTTGAAGGTCGAGCCATACGACTACCAGCGTGAGGGAATCCTTTTCGGGCTCCGGAAGAAACGCTTCCTCATCGGCGACGAGCCTGGGCTTGGAAAGACTCTCCAGAGTATAGGCGTGGTTGACTGCGCCCATGCCTACCCCTGTCTGGTGATATGCCACTCCTCGCTGAAGATTAACTGGCAGCGCGAGTTTGAGAAATTCACGGATGCAAAGGCCCTTGTCCTTGATAATGCCACACGTGCCACGTTCCCCTATCTCCTCTCAATGGGTATCTATCAGGTGGCGATCGTCAACTACGAGTCCCTGCGTAAATATTTCGTCTGGGACATAAAGTGCGACGGTCCCTTCCGCCTGAAAGATGTGGTCTTCTCCTCCTGCATCAGCCTGTTCCGCTCCGTAATAATCGACGAGTCGCACCGCGTAAAGGATCCCTCGGCACAACAGACCATATTCACAAAGGGTATAACATCCGGCAAGGAATACATCGCGCTCCTCTCCGGCACCCCCGTCGTCAACCGTCCGGCAGATCTCATCGCCCAGCTCTCCATAATGGGGCGGCTCGCATCCGATTTCGGAGGACGTGCCAAGTTCTGTGCCGACTATTGCTCATTCGCCAAGGAGCAGGACGACGAACAGGCTGAGGCGCTTGCCCGGCTCTCCTCCATGCTCTACGGCAATTGCATGATACGCCGCGAGAAGAAGACCGTGCTGACACAGCTCCCCGACAAGACCCGCACCGACCTTTACGTCGAGCTTGACCCGGAGAGCCGCAAGATCTACGACACCGCAGCCGCCGACCTCCGCGAGTATCTCTCTACCTACACCGCATGCACCGATGCCGACATCCGCCGCAAGATGCGCATGGAGGCGCTCGTCCGGTTCATGACGCTGCGCTCCCTCTCCGCGAAAGGGAAGGTCAGGCAGGCCGTTGATTTCGTCTCCGCATTCCTCGCCTCCGGCAAACCGCTCATCCTCTTCTGTTCGCTCCATGAGATTGTTGACGCCCTCCTTCAGGCATTCCCCGAAGCTGTCAGCGTCACCGGACGCGACTCCTCCACGGCAAAGCAGGCGGCGGTTGATTCATTCCAGTCCGGGCACGCGCGCCTTATCATCTGCTCAATAAAGGCGGCGGGAGTAGGGCTGACCCTCACTGCATCATCCGACGTGGCGTTTGTTGAATTCCCCTGGACTTACGCCGACTGTTGCCAGTGTGAGGACCGCGCCCACCGCATAGGGCAGAAAGACAACGTTACCTGCTACTATCTCATCGGACGCAACACCATCGACCGCACCCTCTACTCAATCATCCATCGCAAGAAGTCGATCGCCAACATGATAATGGCGGCATCCGACGACATCCCCACCGATGAGATGTATTTCGACGAACTCGTTTCATCATTCCTTAACGCATAACGATATGACCCCGAGATTAGGACAATACATATTCCGCATGATAAGCGGATGGTGGCGCATCTGTCAGGTGATCGACGTGTTCACCACCACGCAGGGACTCCCCGGCTACGCATACGCCGAGGTTGACGGCGAACCCGAATTTGCCCGCGAGGACCGCGAGCTCGCACGCCGCCGCGTCTATGAACTCAACGGATGGAAATATCGCCCTAAATGATACAGACTCATGCCGGAGATATGTAAGACGGATCTGAATGCAGCCATCGCAGCCATGGAGAATCTCGTCACGATGATGAAGGCTATCCCCGACCCATCCACGCGACAGCTCAACAGGATCCGCATCACAAACAAACTCATCAACAAACTAAAAAGAAAACTATCATGAGAAAGCAAGAAATCATCGAGTATCTCACCCACAGCTGCGGGCTCCACCGCGCATCCGCCATACGTGCCGTCAACGGAATGTTTGACCTCATGGCCTCCACCCTCTGCAAGGGTGAGGACATAATGATCCGCGACTTCGGCGTCTTCCGTGTCGTCGATGTGCCCGCACGCACAAGTTTCAACATTGCCGAGAAGGCCATGATGCCGGTCCCGCCACACAAGGCAGTCCGCTTCTCCCCGTCCCAGGCAATAAAATCAGCCCTACGGAAATGACGCTCGAGGAAACAAAGTCCCAATCCCGGAAGCCAAAGGGAAAGAGGAATAAGTTCGGTGCCAGCAAGTCGGGCGGCTACGATTCGGAGAGGGAGCACAGGCGCGCCCTCTCCCTGAAAGCCAAGCTGCGCGACGGCCTGATCACCGACCTCCGCGAACAGGTATCCTTCATCCTGATACCCGTCCAGCGGGATGCCGAGGGAAACCTCCTCGAGCACGACTGCCGCTACATCGCCGATTTCGTCTACCGCGACCGCAAGGGCGATACAATCGTCGAGGATACCAAAGGGGTCCGCACCCCGGAATACATCATCAAG